CCGCCTATTGCCAGCCTGCTCGCCACCGTACTACCGATCATCACGCAGATCGTCAGCGCCGTGCTGCCTGTGCTGGTGAGCATCATCTCGAGCCTGCTGCCGGTCATCACCCCGCTGCTGGAAGTGGCCCTGCAAATCGTCAACAGCGTCATCATGCCGCTGCTTGATCCCCTGATGCAGCTCGTTCAGGCACTACTCCCTCCGATCCTGAGCCTGATCGGCGCCATCACCCCGCTGCTGACTCCGCTGCTGTCTATTCTGGAACCCATCGCCAGCGTGCTCGGCACGATCGTCGGCTGGGTATCGAAAATTGTCAGCTTCGGCTCCGGCGTCATTTCCAAGATCGCCGGCCTGTTCGGAGGTGGGGGCGGCGGCAGCGCGTCCGTCTCTGGCTATGCGACCGGCGGCTTCACAAGAGGCCCGTCCATCGCCGGCGAGGATCCGCGCTACCCGACCGAGGCGGTCATCAGCTTCAACCCTGCATACCGCTCGCAAAACCTGTCCTACTGGGCCGAGGCGGGCCGGATGCTCGGGGCATCTGACGGCGAAAGCGACTACGAGCTGCTCAGCGGCGGCTCCGGCACCGCTGTGGTCTACGACCTGAGCGGGCTGTCCTTCTCCCCGCAGATCAAGATCGAGGGCGACACCGACGAGGACGCCCTGATCCGAAAGCTCCGCGACCTCGAGCCGGAGTTCATCGACTTCATCCTCGAGGCACTCAGCAGAAGGGAGGGCGGCGCCTATGTCACAGCAGACAGTCGGCTTTATTGATTATGTTGCGCAGGGCGGCGACACCTTCGACAGCATCGCGCTCGTCGCCTATAACGAGGAGCGCATGGCGAGCACCATCATCGAGGCCAACCCCGACCTCAGCGACGTGCTGATCTTCGAGGGCGGCGAGGCTGTGCGGATCCCGATCGTCGAGACCGTGGAGACGCCGGAGACCCTGCCGCCGTGGAGGAGGTGACGCCGTGAAGATCCTATACGAAGGCGTCGACATCTACCCGGACATCAGCGTCCACCGCTGCTATCACGATATGTACGCCGAAAAGCAGAGCGACGAGCTATTGCTCAAGCTCAACGACACCCGCGAGCTGTGGGACTCGTGGAATCCCAAGAAGGGCGACACCATCGCCATCGAGGACGGCGCTGCTAAGACGGGCAAAATGTTCGTCGAGAGCGTCGTCCCCGAGTCCGGCATCATCACCCTGCGGGCCTATTCCGTCCCGCAGTCTGCGAAGGATAAGCGGAGCAAATCGTGGGAAAAGGTCAAGTTCCTGCAACTGGCTCAGGAGATCGCCGGCCGCCACGGCCTGACGCTCGAGACCTACGGGATCACCGACCAGACCTACGACTACGTCGAGCAGAACAACCTCGCAGACTTCGCATTTTTTCAAAACCGCTGCACCCTCGAGGGCGCGGCGTTTCTGGTGTATGACGGCAAGCTGGTCGTCTATGACGAGGCGTACATGGAGAGCCAGCAGCCCGTCGACACCATCACCATCACCCCGGCCAATGACTTCGAGTACCGCGACGAGGGCACCAACGCCTACGGCTCGGCCGAAGCTGTCAACGGCGGCCTGACCGGCACCTTCGCAGCCCCAAGCGGCGGCGACAAGGTGCTGCGCCGGATCATACCCTTCCGCATGACCGACCAGAGCGAGGCTGACCGCTTCGCCAAGGGCCTCCTCCGGGACGCCAACAAAAACGCGACCGTCGGCACCCTCTGGACAGGCTCGCTGCTGCGAGACTATGCGGCGGGCTCTGTGGTCACGCTGGCGACCGAGGGCGTTAAGTCATGGGACGGCACGGCCTTCATCAGCCGGATCCGGCACGACTACGTCAAGACGCGGAGCAAGCTATACCTCCGCAAGCCACTGGAGGGATATTGATGAACAGCAACAACCAAATGATCCAGAAGGGCAAGATCTCCAGCGTGGAGGGAAAGGCCGACAGGAATGGCGACAAAACCACGGCCAGAGTGCTCCCGAGCACCGCCGACAGCATGGTCACGCGGCCGCTGACGATCCCGTGGTATCTGCGCGGGGAGATGGGAAACCTGACCCCCGGCACAGAAGTCGCCTATGCTATGTTCGAGGACGGCACCGGCATCATCCTCTCCCGCATGGACGGAGAGTGGGACGGTATCGTCCCGGGCGACATCACCGTCAAGAAGGGCGAGCTCACGATACAGGACAAGGGCATCAGCGTCCCGTCGGCAGACGTGACCGCCACAGGCATCAGCCTGACCGGCCACACCCACACCGACAGCCGAGGCGGCACCACTTCTGGCCCACAGTAAGGAGGGATAGACATGGCCGTCATGGCATCGTGGAACGGCAAGACGTGGGGCGTCTCCAGCCAGAGGATCGCCGCACTCAATGGCATCTCCCACAGCGTCGAGCTCGACACGGAAAACAGCGACGACAAAGCCGGATCCCCGGCGACCAAGACCAAGGCGCTCAAGCTGCAAAGCATGAGCTTCGACTTCGATCTGGCCGCAGCGGTCGGCTGCGACGTGCGCAGCGAGTACGAGTCGTGGACGGCGCTGGTCGGGCAGTATGCCCCCTTCTATCTGGCCGGCCGGCGCTTCGGCCCGGCCAACCTTCAGCTCACGGGCGTGAGCCTATCAGACACCAAGCTGGACAACCTCGGCAGGATCCTGACCGGCAAGATCACGATCAAGCTGACCGAGTACGCCGAGGAGGCCAGCAGCAAAAAGGCCAGTTCTGGAAAATCCGGCAACAGCGGCAAGAGCGGCAGCAGCTCCAAGTCGGCGGCAGGCATCGCCACCTACAAGGAGCTCGGCATAAGCTCCTCGGCTGTGAACGTCGGAGCCTCCAGCAGCGCCAAAGCATCCAAAAAGCCAACCAATGCGCAGCTCAAGTAAAGCGAGGTGATCCCAATGAAAGCATCTGGCAACGGAGCGCCCGAGATCTGCGTGCAGAACCTCCTCAAGACCATCCGCGGGGAGGTGCCCTACGAGCGCATCAAGGGGATCGACCGCACGCTGATCGACAAGCCGAGCGAAACCGCTGCGACCGATCTGGCCGCCGACGTGGAGTTCGTTGTGGAAACCTACGAGCCCCGCGTGCAGCTCAGTGACTCCGACCTGAAAGCCCTGACCGCTCAGACCGGCGACTTCGAGCTGCGGGCCAGCATCGAGAACATCACATGAAGGAGGTGAACAGCGTGAGCGACGCGACAAACACCTACGGTGAGGACATCAAACTCACCACGACAGACGCGAGCACCCTATACAAGACCATCATCACCGAGCTCGAAAAGGGCGCCGGCGAGCCGCTCTACCCGGGCGACGAGCGCCGGATCTTCGGCGAGGCTCTCGTGCCCGTGTTCGTTGCCCTCTACAACAGCCTCAACGACGTCGGCCGGCAGACGCTCCTCCGCTATGCGAGGGGCGAGGTGCTGGACGCCATCGGCGAGCGACAGGACGTGAAACGACTGGAAGGCACACCGGCCAAGACGACCATACGCTTCTCTGTCTCCACGCCGCAGGAGAAAAACATCATCATTCCGAAGTGGACGAAGGTGACGCCGGACAGCGAAAACTATTTTGCAACCGACGAGATCGCTGTGCTGCAAGCTGGCGCCTACTCTGTGGAGGTGCCGACCTCGGCCGTGAGCAACGGCACGAAGTTCAACGGCTACGCAGCCGGCACGATCACCACCCTTGTCGACCTGATCCCCTACATCGAGTCCGTCACCAATCTGACCGAAACGGCCGGAGGCGATGACGGCGAGCCCTACACCACCGAGGGCGACAACCGCCTCCGCGAGCGGATCCGTCTGGCGCCCGCCAAGAGATCCACCGCGGGCCCTGAACAGGCTTACATCTACTGGGTAATGACGGCCGACAGCTCCATCGTGGACGCAAAGGCCGTCAGCGAGAAGGAAACCGTCAGCGAGACCCTCACGGTCTACGACGGCAAAGCCTTCAAGGGCGGCGGCACACTTCTGACCGACACCCTCGTCGTGAAGGCCCACGGGCAGAGCACGGCGGCGGTCAAGGACACGGACTACACCGTCGACTACGCCGACGGCCTGCTGGCCATCACGCTCAAGGGCAGTCTCGCGGCTGCCGAAAGCATCGACATCATCATCACCCGCACGCTGGAGGGCTGCGTCAAGATCGTGCCCCTGCTGGAAGGCGGCGGGATCCCCGACGCTGCCATGCTGGCGAAGGTGCTGGACGTGGTCAACGCCAAGGACATCCGACCACTCACTGACAAAGTGAGCGCCGTGCCCCCGGAGGTCGAGACCTACGACATCGAGATCGTGTACTACACCACGCCGGAGAGCGAGGCCGAGGTGATCGCCAACGTCGAAGGCACAGGCGGCGCGATCGACCGCTACAACGAGTGGCAAGTCGCAGCCCTCGGCCGGGACATCAACCCCGACCAGCTCCGCAAGCGGATCCTCTCGCCTTCGTGGGGCGAGAACCTGACAGGCGCCTTCCGCGTGGACGTCGTCAAGCCGACCTACAAGGCCCTCGACGACACGCAAGTCGCCAAGTTCAGCGGCCACCTGACTGTCAGCCACAAGGTCGAGAGCGAGGTGGTGTAAATGCGGCTCAATGAGACCGAGATGGTCAAGCTGCTGCCTGCGTGGATGCAGGAGGACGGCAGCGACAAGGGCCTCGCCACCGGCTGCGACATCATCAGCCGCGACGCCTATGCGCGCCTGAAGCTCCTGAGCAGGTGGGACAAGATCGACCAGCTCAGCGACGCAGAGCTCGACGAAATGGCGTGGGAGCTGAACATCCAGTGGTATGACAGCACCGCGCCCATCGCAGCCAAGCGGGCCGTCATCCGCAACAGCGACCGCGTCTACGCAAAACTCGGCACCCCCTACGCCGTGGAGCAGATCGTGGCCGACTACTTCGGCACCGGCGAGGTCAGGGAGTGGTATCAGTACGGCGGGCAGCCGCATCACTTCAAGGTGCTGAGCGACAACCCGAGCCTCGTCAACAGCAACCTTGACCTGTTCCTGAAGCTGCTGCGGACGGTCAAGCGCCGCAGCTCGTGGCTCGACGCGATCCTGATCTGCCTGACCGGCGAAATGTTCCTTTATTCCGGCATGGCCGTCAGGGATCACACCCAAGAGGTGCACGTCATGGGCAGCGACGAGATCCACATCTACCACGCGGCCGTCGTCCACGACAACAACCGCGAGACCGTCAGCATCGGCACCGACGCGGCGGTCATCTCAGACTAAGGAAAGGAGATAGACATGGCTGCATTTATCAACAACGACATCACCACCGCCGGCCTGATCGTTCTGGCGAAGGGCGTGGCCGGCCAGAAGATCAACTACACCAAGATCGTCCTCGGCGATGGCTACCTCGAGGAGGGCCAGACGCCCCGCACCCTCACCGGCGTGGTCAGCCCGAAGGCGACCGTCGACATCACGAAGCTGAAGATCAACGGCGACGGCACCGTGGCCGTCGGCGGCATCTTCACCAACGGCGACGAGACCGATGGCTTCTACTACCGCGAGCTCGGCCTTTATGCCGAAGATCCCGATCCCGAGGTCGGCGAGGTGCTGTACTGCTACGGCAACTGCGGCGATCTGGCCGAGTGGATCCCGCCCTCCGGCGGCGCCACCATCGTCGAGAAAACCATCGACATCGTCACCGCGATCGGCACGGCCACCAACGTGACCGCCTACATCCCCGCCGACGCCTACGCCACCAAGGAGGACTACGAGACCTACAAGGCCATCGCCCTCGGCGCGCAGGCTACGGCCGAGGAGGCTCTGGCACTCGCCCGGCAGGCCATCGCAATCGCGCAGGCTGCCGAGGCATCGGCCAACGACCTGAGCAACGCGGTCGGCCAGAACACCAGCAAGATCGCAACGCTGTGGGACGCCGTTTTCAGCAACATCACAAGCAACCCGTTCCAGATCACATTCGCAGACTTAACAGGCATCACGCTGAAGTCTGGCGTCTGGAACGCTTCGCTTCAAAGGCTCGAGTGCTGATGGGAAACTGCTACAACTACACCCCGATCCCACCAGCCGAAGCCTCCTGCATCATCGCGCACCTGTTCGTCGAGCTGGCCCTGCCCTGCTCCTGCTGCAAGCGGGAGGACGGCGTCATCGTCATTCAGGGCAAGAC